GAGGCAGTGAAGGAGATGAACTCATCATCCCCAGCATCACCGTCAATCCTTAGGTAACGAACCTCGTCGAAGTACTGACGCATGATTGAAAGCATCTTGCGACCAATGTTTGAGATGAACTTCTCTGTCCCCTCTAGGCGCATACCAACACGACCCTTAGTAGCAGCAGAGGCGATAGCCACCTCAGTAGCTGTAGTCCCCTTACGACTTGCCCCTCCACGTTGGAACGAGTCAATGCCTGAGATCTCATACATCAGCTTAGACAGACCACTGAGGACCATTGGAGTGGTACTCGGAGGGGGGGCTTCAGGCAGAAGCATAAGAGCATCCTGAATCCTAGCCACGCTGGCAGGAACCTCAGCTACAGCCATATCCTCCTCAGACTCAAGGAGTCCAGCAAGCTGACCAGACTCAAGGGCTCCAGGGGCAGCAACGAACTTGCGCCGTGAAGACAAGCGGTGGTGCCTAAGGATGTAAGCCCATTCGTCGTTGAGACGCTGAGCGATGTCCTTGATGGAGTAGAGGTCAGCCACTCGCGTGCTGTAGAAGTTGTTAGGGACATCGACAAAGCGAAGGACTTCGTAGGGGTAGCCCTTCATCTCAATCGGGTCTGCGATGTGCCGAAGGATAGAGTCCTGAGCGTCACCAGTTCCTGGGTTCTTAAGCATCCACATGACGTAACGACGAAGACCGTCACCCACATCACCCCAGTATCGAACCTCATAGAGCGTCACATACTCAGGCTCAATCTCAGGCTGGTTGAGATTGTTATGAGCCGAGTACCCAGTAAGGGTTGCTGGGATTGCTTCCTCAAGCCAGGAGTCAGCGACCACACTGTGGGGGACGTTAAACCTGTCGTCTTCTCTCAGGTCGTCAAGACGAACAATCATTCGCTCGCATACCCAGGGACACTTCTTAAGGTCTGTGTATCCAGGGGGGATGAGTAGGTCCCACGGGCAAACCCTGTTGTACGTTGGGTTGTCGTCAGGGCCTTCCTCAAACGACATCTGGTCGTCTGCCATGATTCTACGAAGCTGTCGCTGTTGCTCAGCAGTAAGGGCTCCGTCCTGCTCGTCTCCAGGCAGCGGCTTCTCTGGGCCACTGTCGTAGTCTTCCTCTGTGTAGAAGGAGCCACTCCCCTCGTAGCCAACCTTAGCCACACCTATGCCAAACAGGATGGTGTCTAAGACAACGCTGCGAGTTGTTCTGTTTCCGTCAATCTCATTCCAGATGTAATTCAAAGCAGTCTCTGCCACGCGAGCAGACTCTTTGTCACCGGGACGACGAGGCTTAACGTAAATATATGGGTTGGCTGAGATGACCCCAGGAATGATGGTGTTGGCGTTAGCCAAGAGGAAGTTGAAGTTAACCTCCTGCCCCTCTTCAAAGTGGAGACCGTCTGGCCCTCCAGCCCCTTCAGCCGAGTAGGCATGCTGGACAGAGCGCCAAATTGGGAGATGGTTTTCCTCAATAATCCTTTCTGACTCCTCGATCTTTTCGACCCAGGTTGAGATTTCTGAGGAAGACATCTGAATTTTTATATTTTCGTTTGGCATGGTTCCGATGGTACTTGACAAAACTTTCTGGTTAAACTCATATCCAGATCACGCGATAATGCGTTTGGAGGAACCATGACACTAGAGACGCCCATCGACAACTTTGAAGAAACCCTCGACGAGGATAATTCTGAAGAGATCGGTAGTGAGGCTGACGATGCCTATGGTGAAGAAGAGCATCTAGCTGACCAAGTTGAACCTGAGCAAGAAAGCGACGAGGATTCTTTCTGGGGTGGAAACCCTGAAGAGCTTCCTGAAGAGTTGAAGTCTTCTTACAAGAACATGCAGGCTGCGTTCACTAAAAGAATGCAGCGAATGGCTACTCTTGAAAATAAGTACTTCGATTCTATCGACGCTGCTAATGCTGCCGTGCTTGCACGACAGGATTCTCAGGCTCCCGTTGAGGAGGTTGAAGAGGATAGTCCTCCTGACCTTTCTCAGGGAGCAAAGCCTGAAGACGTAATCTCCTATTACGTTGAGAAGGAGGTTCAGAAAAGACTTGAAGCCTCTGGCATCAAGAACTTGGCCCAGGAGATGCAACCCGTTGCACATCGAGAGAGAGTTACAGGGGCTTACCGACAGTTTGCTTCCTCTGCTCCCAACCTCGATCACCAGAAGCTTGCGCCGCTGACAGGTCAGATCATTGATAATGATCCTGAACTTGCTGAGCTGGCACAGGTCAACCCCGCCGCTGCCATCCGTCTCGCTGCCCGTGTTGCACAGGCTGAGATGAAGGCAGTATCTACTAAACAAAAAAGTCGAAAGCGTCGTCAGGCTGCTCCTGTGTCGGCTCGTAGTGGAACCGTTGTTAAGCCTAGGCGAGAGTCTATGCTTGATGCAGCCACCAGAGCCCTCAAAGAAGCTGGCTTGAATCCAGACAATTTCTAACTAGATAAGGAAATATCGTGGCAAATCCAACAGCTACTATTACTTGGAACCGGGTCTACTCGACTACCGCAGCGGCAGAACGCGCTTCGGTAGCGATGGAGATCGTTCAGGCTAACCCCCTCCTCTGGCACATGTACCGCCAGGGCGCAGTCGTCTACGAGGGAGGCACTGAGTGTCGTGTCCCCGTGGTCCTCACCGAGTCGCAGAACATTGGTGCCATTGGCACTTATGAGACTTTCTCTACCACTGCGGAAGACGGTCCTACCAAGGCCCGCTACCCCAACTGGTACAAGAACCGCGCTTCGATGGTCATTGACAACACTGAGCTTGCTCAGAACCGTGGCAAGTACCAGATCGTCAACCTCCTTCAGGCCAAGCAGGCGATTTCTAAGATCAGCATGATCAACGATCTCGCTCGTCAGCTTTACGCTGATGGTGGTGCTGGAACGGCTACTCCTAAGGAGATCAATGGCCTCCAGTCGATGCTTGAGTTCTTGCCCCCGGCAAGTCAGGTCAAGACCGTTGGTGGCATTGACAAGGCTGGCCTTGCTGGCGGTTTTGCCGAGTGGTCTAACCAGTACGGCGCAATCACTGCGTTCGGCACTGACGGTCTAGACGTTTGGGAAGAGGTCTACATGAACTGCTCTAAGAAGGGCACTCATCCTGACATCATCCTGACGGACCCGCAGGTCTACCGCTTCTTCAAGCGACTCGTTGCTCCTAATCAGGAAGAGCGAGACGTTGCGATGTGGAACCAGGGCTTTGAGAACCTGCTCTTCAACGGAACCCCCGTGGTCCCCGATGAGGAACTCTCAGCAACTGGCAAGACCTTCTTCTTGACGACCAGTGGAAAGCGCGGAGTCTCTGACTTCAACCTGAAGCCGGAATACTTTGAGGTTCCCGGAAAGAACCCGCTTGTTCAGGGTAAGGGCACGGCCATTGGCCTTCAGCTCGCCATCCTGTCTTCGGACGACTTCCGTCAGACTGAGTTCCTCACGCCGCCTAACAGCGATGTGATCCTCAGCCATACCTACTTCACTTCGATGCTGGTTGCGTCGTCGTTGTCCCGTCAGGGCTGCGTCGATTTCTCTGGCGCGATTCAGTTTTAAGCTAAGAGAGGGATACTAAAATGTCTGACTTTATGTTTGGTGGTTCAGCTCTTACGCTGGACATCTCTGCGGAAAATGCTTCTGGAGGCACTGTCCAGAATGGCGACATCCTTCAGATTACGCTCGTTGCTGCCGACAGTCCTGACTGCCGGAAGGCTGTAAAGCCTGTCCTGTCCAATGGCGGGGTTAGCCAGCTTGCCCCTATGGGCGTTGTTCAGGCTCCTGAAGGTTTGGAGATCGGTGTTGGTGACAGCGTCATTCTTCGGATGCTTGGTCGCTGCAACGTCCTAGGAAAGGTGTCTATTACCTACACTGCGGACGATGTCGTCATTCCCGATAATGGCTTAACCGCCCTTAGCGCATCAAAGCTTACTCTGAATACGAGCGGCTATCAGCAGGAGCTTGCTGGCGGTCGATTGCGCGGGGTTGTCTTGACAACTAAGACGGCAGCGGCCACTGGTCGTACCTTGATTGACTGCTTCGTTTCGGGAATGCCCTAAACAAAACGTGTGTTGGCGGGGGGCTTCGGCCCCCTGCCTTCGCAACTAGGAGATTAGAATTATGGCTGTTGCCACACACGTTAGCCGGGTAGCGAAAGATTACGCTCCCTTTGGCTATTCAGTTATGGAAAGCTCCGCCACCTCAGTGGTGATGGTTGGAGGGGCAGACGGGGTGAACTACTACTTCCCCCTTTTTGATGCAGATGATTGCGACATTCGGCTTGAGGCTCTCTCTCGGGTTGAGGTCTCTGGCCTTGCCTCTAGTGGGTCAAACTACTGGACGTTTACCCTTGTTAGCGCTCCCGCTGGCATTGGCAGTGAGACGGCGATCTCCAGCACCTCTATTGGAGGGGCAACCACAGGAGTCGCTGCAAACACAAAGACAGACTTTGTTATCACGGTTCCTGTGGTTGCAAAGGGTAACGCTGTGTACATGAAGTGCGCCGCCACCGGAAGTGCCCCGGCTTTTGCGTCTGGTGTTACGTTGCGCATCCGCCGTCAGGCTTAGTCTAAAACTCACCCACTCTAGGAGGGTCGTTCGTGAACCTTTCGGAACTCAGAACGGCTCTCCAAGAGCGGCGTGAGGACTACTCAGCCTCCGACGCTAAACTCAATCGCCGGATTAATCAGGCGTACCTAGACATCTGCTCTAGGCGCAAGTGGGGATGGCTTCGCAGGGAATACACTGCGAACACCTACGCAAGCGCTACGATCACAGGGGTTGGCGCGCCTACTGGAATCCCTGCTGCCCCACTTACTGAGATCGTAGCTACGAACGGGACCAAAGAGATTGGTCTTGGGGGAGACCTTGCCGACACTGAGAAGCTTCTCGGCAAGAGAATCCTCATTGATAGTGCCTTCTATACAGTCATAGATATGAACTCGGCGGGGACCACTCTGTTCTTAGACAGGGTCTACACGGGCAAGGATTACCCAGACTCCACAACGGACCCCCTGAACTGGGACTATGGAAGCATCAAGGTGATCTACGACGAAGTAGCCCTCCCACTGGGCACAGAGTCAATCATTGAGTCCTCCCTCTTCACAGGCTCTACCTCCTACGCTCTAAGCCTAGAGGCTATCCAGCCAGCCACGATGTCCATGCGTGACAAGGATGTCTCTGGTCAGCCCACAGCTTGCTCTGTCATTGAGAAGAAGCCTCTCTACAGGCCGCGCAACAAACTCATCCTGGCACAGAGCTTCACCCCTGCTGGGGACCTCACCCTGCTCTCCACCTACAAGTATTGGTACAGCTTCTACGACCAGAAGACTGGGGCCGAGTCTTCTCTAAGTGAGCCATCTAGCCTGACGCTTACTTCTACCAACGGAACGATTACAGTCTCTGGGGTTACGGCCCGCAGGGACTATGTGCTTCGCATCTACAGGAGCACCGCCAATGGGTCTGTCCCGTACCTTATAAGCGACACCCTTGAGCGGTCTGCCCTGGTTGTTGACGAAGAGGCGGATGACTACTTAGGCACCAGAGGCCCTGACAGCGCCTCTACTATGTTCCTGACTCTCTACCCATACCCAGACTCCACCTACCAAGTTCATACGCTCCTGATGATGGAAGCTCTCAGGCTTGATGACGACGATGACCGTCCGATGTTTGACTCAGGCTACTCGACCACTCTTCTTGATGGCGCTGAGATGCTGATGCTCAATGCAGAGGATGAGCAGGCTAGGGCTAACGCTGTTCAGCGACGTTACGAGACAGGCATCCAGAGGATGATCATGCAAGACAGGCTCAACTTCCAGCAGCGTGTCTTGATTGGGAGAGGCGGGCGAAGGGTTGTGGGCAAGGGGACTTGGCTGTACGCCTCTGGCTCTGACGACAGTAACTTCAGGGCTTAGCCGATGTCTAAAGCCAGAGGAAAGCTACAGGTCTTTGAGCCTGCGAATGTCGCAGGTCTAGACACCCGTGTCTGGCAGGGCAAGGGCTCCTCTGATGACATGGACGGAGTCGAGTTCTCCCTGAGGGGAGAGGTCGTAAAGGCTCTTGGATACCAGCGTCTAGTTGAGTGGAGCCCAAAGCTTTCTATCGGTTTGTCCACTGAGGAGGGAGTTGTTGTCTCCTCAGGCGCGTCTATGCAGGACAATCCCCTTGAAGACGCTGAGGTACTTACCCTTGGGACCCACACATGGGGTGGTTCTACTGAGCTTGTGGTGGCGTACTGGGTGCCTTCGTCTGACCCGTCGCTCCTCAAGAAGGGTCGTCCTCGCGGGGAGGTTCGCATAGCTGTCTTAGAGACCAACGAACTGAGGGTTATCTACAGCTACTTCCTTGCTGGGTCTAAACCACGACCTCGCTTCTATCCTCGTTTTGTTGATGTGGGTGCGTACATGCTCATTCTTGTGGACGGAATGCGTCCCAGGAAGTGGGATGGTCGCATCCTGTCTATGGTGGGGATTCAGGAAGTCCCAGAGCCCATTCAAGCCGTTGTCGTTGTCGGACAGGGGGACAAGCGGCTTAAACCAACGCTGAAGCCAGAAACAGCGGGAGACTTTTGGGAGAGTCACTCGTTCGATCAGGACGACGCCACTGCCGCAGACCTTGAGTACTATCAGACCTTTGTGAACATGTACGGACAGGAGTCAAACCTGTCTGCAGTGTCTAACAGACTGGTGTTGAATGACTACTTAGGGGTTGATGCGAAGAGGTCCTTCAATACGTCCGTGTCTGGTGGTAGCTCTTCTGGCCCAACTACTGCAGCATCAACAGTCAGCGTGACTACTGAGGGCTCTTACTCCCTTGACGGAGACCCCGCTGGCGACCCTTTGCCAAATGTTGTTAGGGACGCCACCAAAGAGAACCTCAGACTTGTCTCCTTCCTTAGGCTGGGAGATCCACCTAATCAGCACGACATTGTTCAGAGACTTCTTTACAGGAGCGTTGGGGGGCAGACCCCTGTTGCCTTGCCTCGCAGGCTAGGCGTGGCATCGAACACTCACTTCGATGTTAGACGGGTCGCAACCGCCTCAGTGACTCCTGCCCCGTCCCCTGGAGAGAACAACCCGCCGCCTTCTGCGCGCTGGGCCTTTTCTTTTAGGGGGCGGGTTTATTACAGAGGAGAGAATTCTCTTCTCCACTACTCCAAGGTGAACTTCCCAGAGGCTGTCTCTGTCGCGAACTTCATTGAGATCAACTCTAACGACGGAGATGAGATCACAGCTTGGGGTGCGGCTCAGGACTACGCGATTATCTTTAAGAGGAACAGCGCATACCTCCTTACGCACAGTAAGACCAACGACCCAATCATTACTCCTCT